TTTTTATGAATAAAGTATTAGGAAAAAGGGGTAAACCACCTCTTTCTAAAGAATTAATTGATTATTTAAACAGTATGTATCCTGACGTATTACCTCGTCGCATGCCTATGACTATTGAAGAATTGGCACGTAAACAAGGTGAACGCAGCGTTGTGGATCATCTGATTGATATATACAACGAGGAAATTTGATATGTGCATGAGCAGACCAAGTCCTCCGCCACCAACTCCAAGACCAGCTCCAGCAGCTGCTCCGGCGGCAGACGTTAAACCATCCTTAGAATCAGGAGCAGAATCAGCAGCTCGTAAGAGACGCCGTATGTCATCTGGATCTAAGAAATTCCGCGTTAACCTTTCACTATCACCTGGCTCAGCAAACGTAGGCGGCTCAGGTCTTACAGGGTTAAACATTCCAAAAATTAGAGGATAAATCCTATGGAACAACTGAATAAGAATAGTTCAGTTGCTCATCGTTATGCCGAATTAGAAGCTCACAGGGAAACATATCTTACAAGGGCACGTGCATCAGCTAAGTTAACAATACCAATGCTGGTGCCTGAAAAAGGACACTCAGCTGACACTGTCTTTGATACACCTTTTCAATCAGTAGGAGCCCGAGGGGTTAACAACCTGGCTTCTAAATTACTACTAGCTTTACTCCCACCTAATAGTCCTTTCTTCCGTCTTACTATTGATGACGCCACTATGGCTGCATTAGGACAAGAAAAGGTCGGTGCTGTAGAAGCTGGTCTAGCCCAATTAGAGCGTCAAGCTATGTCTGAATTAGAGACATCAGCTGCACGTGTTCCAGTATATGAAGCACTAAGAAATCTTATTGTTACTGGTAACGCTCTTATGTATATCCCAAAAGATGGGAATATTCGTGTGTTCAGGCTAGATCGTTTTGTAGTGAAACGTGATGCGATGGGTAATGTACTAGAAGTTATTACCAAAGAAACAGTATCACCTAGATCACTCCCACAGACACACTTAGATGTCTTACAGGAAAAAGGTGAAGGTTTAGATAAAAGCTATGATCTCTATACTCGCTGCTGCTTGAAAGAGGGCAGATGGGATATCTACCAAGAAGTTGGTGGTGAAATTGTTGAGTCTACTAGAGGTGATCTACCTAAAGATAAGTCTCCATTTATTCCACTACGTTTCATTCGTATTGACGGTGAAGACTATGGTAGAGGCTACGTTGAAGAATTCTATGGTGACCTCTCATCATTGGAGGCACTCACCAGAGCAATTGTAGAAGGATCAGCAGCAAGTTCAAAAGTACTATTTATGGTTCGTCCAAATGGTACAACTAAAGTTAGTGCATTAGCTAAGGCTGACAATGGAGCATTTATCCAGGGTACAGCTGAAGATGTAAATGTATTACAGATGAATAAAGTTGGTGACTTCAGAGTTACACAACAGACTGCTGCAGAAATTACAGATCGTCTAGCATTTGCTTTCTTATTGAACTCATCAGTACAACGTGACGCTGAACGTGTCACTGCTGAAGAAGTCAGATTTATGGCACAAGAGTTAGAAAGTGCATTAGGCGGTGTTTACAGTATCTTGTCTCAAGAGCTGCAAATGCCAATGATTAAACTAATCATGAATCGCTTAGAGTCACAAGGCAAGCTGCCTAAGTTACCTAAGGATACTCTTAAGCCTTCAATCATTACTGGTCTTGAAGCTCTGGGTAGAGGACAAGATCTTAATAAACTAGCTACCTTCTTAAAGTTCTTACAACCACTAGGTGCCGATGTATTAGCTAAAGAGATGAACATTGACGATTACATTGATCGTTTAGGTGCATCACTTGGTATTGATACTCGTGGACTGATTAAGTCTATGGAACAGAAACAGATGGAGGCACAGCAAGCTGCTCAAGCTCAACAAGCTCAAATGATGCAAGAGGCAATATCTCAAATGGCTCAAAAGGCCACCCCTGCCGTTGCAAAAGGAGTTGTTGATCAGCAGATGCAACCTACTCAATAACACTAAGGGTTACTTCGGTAGCCCTTTTTAATTACAGGAAAACTATGGCCGATACTATTACATTAAACAGTGACGAGACTCCGCACGAGGAGACTCAAGAATATCAACAAGAAATGGTTGATAAAGCTGAGGCGTTAGACAACCCTCAGGAAGCTAAGCCTGATTGGCTGCCAGAGAAATTTGATTCTCCAGAAGATATGGCAAAGGCTTATGCAGAGTTGGAATCTAAACTAGGTTCTAACAACAATGAAGAAATTGAATCTCAGCAAGAACAACAAGAAGAAATCGAAGAGTTTCTAGATGAGCAAGGCATCGACTTTAATGCCTTATCCCAAGAATACTTTGAAACAGGTGGGCTATCTGATGAAGCCTACTCAGCTCTTGCAGAGGCAGGAATTCCACATTCAGTTGTGGATCAATACATCCAAGGGCAAGAAGCTCTAATGGGTGACATTCGTACTACCGCTTTTGATTCAGTCGGTGGCGAAAACCAGTATCAAGAAATGATGGAATGGGCAGCAAATAACCTCTCTGATGGGGAAATCGATGCTTATAACAACGCACTTGATACTACCAATATGGACTCGGCGTTATTAGCCATTCAAGGATTACACGCTCGATATCGTTCAGATGTAGGGGTACAACCCGACCTGTTCACCGGTGATACAACAGGTTCATCTGCTGGTGTCTACAACTCTGTCGCAGAATTGACACGAGATATGTCAGATCCGAGATACGAGAGTGATCCAGCGTTTCGGCAGATGGTTGCTAGGAAAGTTTCCCACAGCAACGTCATCTAACTCCTGTCCGGCGTAGCTTCGGTTACGCCACTTTATTAACAAACCATATTTACGAACAATTACCTTTGACCCTCTGCGGAGGATAATCTTAGAGAAAGGGAAGAAAGAAGGTTGTTATAGGCAATTTTTTTAATTTTATTTAAAGGTAAATAATATGGCACTTCCAAATTACGACCCACCACGTTTGGGTCAAATAAATGCTACAGGCGACGATCGTTCGTTGTTCCTGAAGCTGTATGCTGGTGAAGTATTAACTGCTTTCCAACATACTAACATTGCGATGCCTTTGCACCGCACACGTACAATTTCAAATGGTAAGAGCGCATCATTCCCTCTAACAGGTTATGCGGCTGCTGAATACCATACTCCAGGCACAATGATTGATCCTGGTAAAGTTAAGCATGGCGAGCGTATCGTTACTGTTGATGACTTACTAATCTCACCTACTTTCATCGCTAACATTGATGAAGCTATGAATCACTACGATGTTCGTGGTATCTACGCTAAAGAGTCTGGTGCTGCATTAGCACGTCAAGCTGACCGTAACATCTTCCGTATCGTTGCTAAAGCTGCGTCTATCGCGTCTAACGCTGCTGACGTTGGTTCTGGTCTAACATACGCTAACGTTGCTGCTAAAGCTGCTGCTCTACTTGGTTCTTCATTTGATGATGAAACTTACACAGATAACGTAACTATCGGTACTACAGCTGCTGATGCTACAGATCCAGCTAAAATTACAGCTGCTATCTACTCAGCATTAGAAGAGTTCACTAAGAAGAACGTACCTATGGAAAATGCGGTATGTGTGCTTCCGCCTGAGCAGTACTACGCTATGCTAAATGTATCTGATACTACTAAGGCGACTTGGTTAAACAGGGACGTTGGTGGTGCAGGTTCAGTATCTGGCGGCGTTGTACCTATGGTTGGTGGCGTCAAGATTATGATGTCTAACCACTTACCAACAACTAATCAATCATCAGCTCTGTCTGATAATGATGAGTCTCCAATCACTACATCACGTACTGGCGCTTATAAAGGCGACTTCTCTGATGTTCGTGGTCTTATCTTCACTCCTGATGCAGCAGCTACAGTTAAGCTTATGGATCTTGGTGTTGAGTCTGAGTACCAAATCGAACGTCAAGGTACATTGATGGTTTCAAAATACGCGATGGGTCACAACATCCTTCGCCCAGGTTGCGCTATCGCATTATTGTCTGCGTAACTAATTAAATCTAAGGGATCCTGTGTTTCGGCATGGGTTCCCTTTTTTTTCGAGGTAAATATGACTCCAACTACAAAACTAGAAGCAGTAAACATAATACTAAGCAGTATTGGTGAGTCGCCAGTCAACTCTTTGATTCCGGCTTGGTAGACGCTGAGATGGCTGAAACTATTCTCGAATCAATCAGCCGTGATGTTCAGTCACAAGGCTGGCACTTCAATACAGAAATTAAAATGAAGGTCGTTCCAAACAATTCTAACGAGATCGTCCTTCCTAATGACTGCCTACGTGTAGATTTACACGGGTATTCACAATCAGATTATGTCCAAAGAGGAAAGAAACTTTATAACAAAACTAATCATACATTCACGATCACTGAAACTCTTGAAGTAGATATGGTTGTTCTTCTTCCTTTTGAAGACACTCCAGAAGCATTAAGACGCTACGTAACTGTTAAGGCAGCAAGAGTCTTCCAAGATCGAGCTGTGGGATCTGTAGAACTCCACGGTTTCCAAGAGAAAGATGAAATGTTGGCTTTAGTTGAGCTTAAAGATGCTGAATCAAATACAGGAGATTACTCAATATTTGATAACTACGATGTGTACAGAATCATCGATAGGAATATAACAACAACATTATAGAGGTGAGCAATGCCATTAATTTCAGAATCGATACCCAATCTCATTAATGGGGTATCACAGCAGCCACCTTCTTTACGTCTTAAAACACAAGCAGAGGTACAGGAAAATGGCTTATCAACTGTTGTTGATGGTTTAAAGAAAAGACCAGGAACTGTAAATGTTGGAAAGCTACTTAATTCTGGAACAGCAACTAACGCTTTTATACACACTATTCGTCGTGATGCTGATGAGCTTTATACACTGGTAATTACAAGTTCGAATATTTATGTGTTTGACCAAGATGGTGTTGCAAGAACTGTTACAGGATCTGCAACTTATTTAAGTGGATTGACAAACCCATCAAAAGAATTAACAGCAACATCAATTGCTGACTACACATTTATTGTAAATAAAAATACAACAGTACTTAAGGACACCACGACTTCTACAGTTCGTCCTGATGAAGCCCTTGTTTATTGTAAGCAAGGTGATTATGAAACAACTTATAATGTAACAATTTATTACAATGGAACATCTT